GATATAGGATATGAATAAAGTAACGAAAGAACAATATGAATTTGCACTGGCGAGAATAGAGGAACTTTTGCCATTGGTTGATGATAACACCCCTGCAAACGATAAGAATGCAGTGGAGCTCACTGTTATGTCCGATATAGTGATTGCTTACGAGAAGGAGCATTATCCGATAGAAAAGCCGACCGTTGCGAAATTGATAGAATTATCTCTTGAAGAAAAGGGGATGACGCAGAAACAACTTGCCGGTGAGATCGGAATAAGCCCTTCACGTGTTAATGACTATCTTTCTGGACGTTCGGAGCCAACATTGAAGATAGCAAGACTTCTTTGTCGGGTATTGAATATTCCTCCAGCTGCAATGCTTGGATTTTAAACTGAAAAATATAATACTAAGTATAAATTTCATTTTGATACTATGAGTGAAATAAAGATTGGTAATGATGATTTTATCCTTTATATAAGGAAGAATCAGAGGGCAGATGGGTTGATGTCTAAAACAAAGAATGATAGAATTGGTCGGATGATATGGGAATTTATTAGAGATAATAAATTCGGAAAGAAAGTTTCAGAGGATAGTGTTTCTTGCATTTGGAATCCTATAGGATGCAATGATGATGGCTTTGGACTTCCTAAAAATGCAACCCAGTTTTATATTGATACTTCAAAACTGGAAGTTATTTATGATGAATTGTATCTAATGTCTCAAAGATAAGTTTTTATAAATTCAAAATGTAGCCGTGTTCCTTTATTAGTTCACGGTTTTTTTATTCTATTTCTTCACAATCTCTTCTTGGTGAATTCTACACCATCTAATTATTTCCCTTCCACCTACTTACTTCCTACTTTTATACCGTATTCACGACAATGGTTCTATTGTCGTGAATAGGAAGCTTAAATATTTACTAATCATCTGTATTGGTGGTATTTTTACTTCTGCAAATTGAAGCTCAAATTTTAATTCATACAGTATGACAATTTTAGAACAAATCTTAGCGGGCCTCCAAACCAAGTTTACTGGGGTGGATGCTGCTATTCTCACCCGAATTGCCACTAAAAAGGCAGAGGGTGTAACGGACGAGACAAAGGTAAACTCTATTGTTGAGGGTATCAGCTTTTCGGACGTGTTAAATTCTTATGGTGATTTCCGTGCAGGGGATGCTACCCGTACTTCTGTCCAGAACTACGAGAAGAAGCATAACCTTAAAGATGGTAAGCCAATAGAGAATCCCAATCCTAACCCAAATCCGAAGCCGGAAGACAAGAAAGATGATGTACCTGCATGGGCACAAGCTTTGATTGATTCAAATAAGAATCTTTCGACTGAACTTTCCGCTTTAAAGCAAGAAAAATTACAGGCTACCCGACAGGAGCAGATTATGGCAAAGGCAAAGGAGTATGGTATTCCCGAAACATTCGCAAAGCGTTATGCGATTCCCGATGATGCGGACTTAGATACTTTTTTCAAGGACGCAAAGCAGGAACTCGCTAATATAGGCTTTAGCGGTGTGAACCCTCCCGAATCAGCGGAGACGAAGATTGAGAAAGAAAACGAATCTATTGCTGGTATGATTTCGGAAGGTACAAAAACGATTGTTGAATCTAAAAAGTAAATTAAATGGCAGCAGGTACACATTATGACTTGAAACCGGATTATAAACCGGAAGAGTTTTACCGTGTTGAGACAGGTGTGAGAAAGAGCGGTCCTTGGAAGTTGGACATAGCCAATTTGGTTGTTGGTTCTTTCTTACCCGTATTCACCCCGGTTCAGGCTGATTCGGTAAAACGTACATTGATTCCGGTTCGCAACGTGAAGGTTGTAGAAGCCTACACGACCGGAGCTGATGCTTTATCAATCAAAATTGCAAAGGAATCGCTGGCTTATGTCGGCATGTTTATTGGAAGTGGTAAAAAAGGAGCGAAAGTAGTCGCTATCGACAAGACTAACAAGGGCTATGATGTCCTGACTATTGAAGCGGCTTTCGGTGAAAATATCGCTAAGGATGCAGTTTTATTTGAAGCGACTGCAGTAGCAGGCACAGTGAAGAAGAATACAGCGAACTTCGTTCTTTATGATGCGAAGAAAGTTGAGAACGATGGAGCGGTTCTTTGTACTCTCCTGATGCAAGCCTATGAGGTAAAGGAAAGAAAGTTAGTTCTTCCGATCCATGAATTGGATAAGGTGGGATTGACAAGCCGTTTCCAGTTTGAGTATTAATCATTAAAAGTTTAGATATGAATTTGACCATACAAACTTTATTCACAGACCCCGCAATCGTTAAGGCGATTATCGACCGTGTGCTTCAGATGAGATTGGACACAATCTATTGGAAGCAATACGGAGATTTCTTGGAAACTAAAACCCGTGTTTTTAAGACTTATCTTGGAACAGTAACGGGTGTTGTTGCTGGTTCTATTATTGGCAAGAACGATCAGAAACCGTTAAGGGAAAGGCGTTCACTCGGAAGCGGTTATACTGAAATCGCTTACTTGGGCGACCGTTATCAAATGGATATCGAACGTTTGTCGCAGTTGCAGGATATCATTGATAAGTTCAATGCTGCCAATACTGCAGAACAAAGTACAATCTTACAGGAGATTATCGACTTTATTGTTGATGATTATCGTCAGATTTTACTTGCTCCACACAAGCGTATGGATATCGTTGTTCCTGGATTATTGATGACTGGTAAAGCACAGGTTCACTTGGCTGACAACAAAGAAAATATCGAGTTGCTTGATATCGAGTTGCCGTTCCACTTCCTTACTCCAGAAGCTGCAGTAAAGGATAAGTTTATCTCTTACTTACAGCAGGAGATTCAAAAACTGAAAGCTAAATACGGTGTGTTCTCCAAGATGATTATGTCTCGTGGCACATTCATGAAGAACATTGTAGGTGCTTCCGATTTCGGGGATAAATTCAAGATGATTCTTGGCGAGCGTGAGTTCATGGTTAACGCTGGATTGGTGACTGACCAGATGGCCTCCAGTGTATTTACCGGCATCGGGCTTCCTGCTATCGAGATCAAGGAGGACTATGTAGAGAATCAGGCGGGCGAGAACGTGCAGATTTATGCTGATAACCGTATTACCCTGTTGCAGACTGATAAGGTGATGAAGATGCGCCACCATAAGCCGTATGTAATGACCGATCCGGTTCCGGGACGTTCTTATAATACCGCTGAAGGTCAAATGTCGGTATGCAACTATCGTGACGAAGAAGGTCGATACATGGAGTACACTGCTGAGTGGATTCCTGAGTTTACTTCTCCGAATAAGATTGTGAATTTCGATTTATCAACCATGAACGCTATCCCGGAGGGATAAGGAGGATTCTATGAAGATTAAAGTGATTAATATTTTCTGCGACAAGTTTACTGGCGAAGTGTATAATCCGGGTACAATCCTCGATTTTGAAGACGAAGCCCGTGTGAAAGATCTTTCGGATCGCAAACTTGCCGAAGTTATTGAAGAGAAGAAAGCCTCTAAGGGGATTGTTCTCTTCGAGCAGGAGTTTGAAAAGAAAGACGTTGTAGAAGCATTGAAGTCTATCGGTGTTTCTGTAACTGCAAATATGAGAGAGGGAACACTTCTTTCTAAAGCAGGCGAACTGGATGAAGAAAAGACTTCTGCTTTGAAAGAAGCATTAGGTATCGAATAAAAGGGATAGGGTAGTATCTCTACCCTTCCATTGTTTAATTTTATAAATAAGTAAAGAGATGAAGAATTTTATTTTTGCCATGTGTGGCTTTTTGATGATGTCCTTAGTTTCGTTGGGCGTACAGGCATCAAGTTTTAGCGAACCTATTTTGCCAAAATCAGATGTCGTGATGGTTGATGTTGGTCTGCCGATGATTCAGAACGAGGTCGTTAAAATCGTTCCTATGGATTACTTGGTGTTAACAGCCCCGCAACCTGTATTTGTTATTGCTGAAAGTCCGGCTATTCAAAGCAAGCTGGTTACTGTTCCTAAATGTCCGTTCCGATACGTATATAAATCGAAGCATTGTACGCATTATAGTTACACTGCATATAGTAGATTGATTACACCATACTAAGATGACGGCAAACGACTACATACAACAGAAGTTTCAGACCTTCGGCATTCAACTGTCGGAGGCTGACCTTTTGGATATTGTAGAAGATGCTGGATTAGAGAACGGAGATGTTGAACGAGATGCAAGCAATAAAGTTCGTGTGTCCGTGGCGATGGCTAAGTTCATCCCCTCTCTATTGCTTCGGCCCGTTTCAATGGGAGAGGGGGGAGTTTCAGTCTCTTGGAATTTTGACGGAATCAAATCCTATTATTTCTTTCTGTGCAAACAATATGGATTGAAGGATGAATTGTCTAACAAACCTAAATGTACATTCCTATGATACCTAATTTCAGACCTCACATATTGCAATACCAGGTAATCATCGAAGGCTACGAAGACTATCTAGGCGATTATCATCCCGGCACATCTTTCTTTGAAGGTAGTATTCCCTGCCGGTATGAACTTAACAATAAGGCTAATCAGATGACTTTTGAAGATGGTACGGTATATGTGTATCAATATGTGGTTTATCTGAATCAGAATTGTAGAGAGTTCAAGATAGGTGATGTTATCCGGCTATTAAACAATGGGTGCGTAATAGCTGAAAAACAGGTTCAAGGTTTTCACAGAGGACAATTAAATGCAAAACTATGGCTATAAGAATGACTACATCATTGTCGGAGATTAATGCTATGTTTGATACAGGAACTAAACAGATCGATTCGGTTACTATTCAGGCTTTGGCGAATCTAGGTAATGAGTGCGTGACAGAGGCTAGAGATAGATCACAAGAAGAAAGCTGGTTTAATCAAACTGGAAATCTTCGAAGCTCTGTTGGTTATGTCGTTGTTGCTCATGGGGAGATTGTGAAGACGTCCGGCTTTGAAACTGTCTTAAGTGGTTCAGAAGGATCGAAAACAGGTAAGGAACTAGCTGTTAGACTTGCTAAGAACTACTCAAGCGGATATGTGCTGATTGTCGTTGCTGGTATGCATTATGCCGAATATGTAGAAGCTAAAGGTAGTAAGTCTGTTCTTGCTTCTGCAGAGCTGTTGGCTCATGCTGAATTTTATCATATGATGGAGAAACTTAAAAGTCAGGTAGTAGGATGAAATCGGATATTGAAATAAAGGATGATGTTTACAAAATAATCAAAGGGTCTGAACTGGAGAAGGCTGTTACCGGGAAATTGAGCAAGACTCTAAGACCGCTTAACTCAGGCAAGGAAGATATTGTCATTTCTATGCTTGACAATGGCAAAGGACAGATTCAGGAAGCTTTTGTAAATGTGAATATCTATGTTCCCGATAATCTACGTGATGGGCAGGCTGAGGAGAATTCAGTCCGTCTGCGTCAACTCTGCAAACTGGCCGCTGAACTTTTAGAAGTGCAACGTGGAGAAGATTACCGTTTCACGCTGGATAAACAAAGGGTAATGGAAGTGAACGGTAAGAGCGAGCACTTCATCAATAACAAGTTATTGTATAAACAAGTAAACGAATAAGTATTATGGCACAATTATCATGGGGAAAACCCAAAATTGAATTTGGAAAGCTGGGTGCTGATGGAGCTGCACCTACTAAATGGGATAAGTTAGAATACGATCCGGTAGAAAACTCTACTAAACTAACGACAAGCAAAGGAGAGAAGAAGGAAGCTAAGGTTGAAGGCGGGGAAAATGAAGCGGTGAAGTATTCCAGAAATACATACGCTTTTGAGTTCGAGATCCGCGCGGCCAAAGGTAGAAGTAAACCTATCGAAGATGAGGATGGAGTAGTCAAGGAAGAATATGCTGTCCGGCTTACTCCTGAAGATTCGTCTGTCGAAGGGATTCTGATTGATCGGGCAACAGTTTCAGTAGAAGATACTTTCGATACGTCAGAAGGAAAGAAATGGAAATATACTTTTGACGCATTGAAACCTGCTACCGGCAATCAGGTTAAACCCTATACCGCAAGTGCTCCTGCACCTGAAGGTTAATAAAAGATTGTTTTCAGAAAAGAGTGCTTTAGCCGGCACTCTTTAATTATTTAGCACTATGGAAGATAAAGAATTGCTTGAAATGAACATTGCTGATACCATCATTGAGAGACCTGTCGGTTTCAATATTGGTAGTCAGCAATTTTATTTATATCCTCCTACGTTGGGGATAACTTATCACCTGGCAAGATTGTTCAGGAGCCTGGAGGCTGATGCCAGACTGATATCTGCTAATCCATATTTGGAAGCCATTCGGTTATGTACCGAAAAGAAGGAGATTGTTTGCCGAATACTGTCTAACTATACGTTCAACCGGAAGGAAGATGTCTTTGATGGTAGTAAGGTGGAAGTACGAGCGAAGGAATTCTCTGAGTTAGCAGCAGAAGAACTCGCTACCATATTTACAATCGTTCTGTCCGGAGATAATACAGAAGAGTTTATCAAGTACTTTGGAATAGACAAAGAACGCTTAGAACGTAGCAGGATAGCCGCAGTAAAGAAAGATAATAGCAGCGTTACCTTTGGAGGCAATAGTACCTATGGGACATTGATAGACTTTGCTTGTCAGCGTTATGGATGGACGATGGATTATGTCATGTGGGGAATCAGCTATGCTAATCTAAAGATGCTCATGGCTGATGCTATTACTACTGTCTATTTAAGTGAGGATGAACGAAAGAAGCTGAATATCTACGATGATAGTGAGGTGATTAATGCAGATGATCCGAAGAATAGGGATTTGATGCGAAGAATGCTGAGCGAATAGTACTTTTGGGAAGGACATGTTAAAGAGGAAAGGGTAAAGTAAAAGCCAGAGGAATCCGGCTTTTATTTATTCTGCTAGTTCTTCTACCAAATGTTTTTCTAAAGGAAAATCACGACCGACCTTTAATATAATATAGTTTTTGATATCTTTTACATGAGGGGTGATGATACAGTGTTCTCCACAAATACCACATATGGGATCATCAGGGTTATCAGAAGTGACTACTCCATTATGGCATTTTGGACAAACGATTTGTATGTTTTTGACATGATACAATTTGCTCATTTTATTTTTATGCCAACTCCAGCTGATTTCATAATCCCATAATAAATCTTGTGTATATTTGGTAAATTCTGGTTTGCGATTAATGCACCAAACCAAAAGTCGAGTTAAAACTGCTGTTAGTATGATGATAATGATTAACCAATAAGCGAATATGTTTAGTTCATTAGATAGAAAAGTACTAAGCCACGGGATTTGGATAAATTCTTCTCCAGCTAATCCTATAAGTGTGGCTATCAATGAACATGAAACCCCTTGAAACCAAGCGTTGTTTAATAGTTTATTCCATTCCATATTATTCCTCCATCTTAAATTTAGTACTCTATTTAATTAACTCAGCTTCTAATAGATAGCTATTAGGCTTTAGCTTCATTTGATAATACTTTATACTTCGACCTTTCAAAGAGTTTTTTACCAGTTCTTTGTCTGATTCCGGCATTCGAAGGCCAAAATATATCCCAGTGACGGATTCGGGTGATATTCCAAATAAGCCAGAGGAATATAAAGTTATTCTAATTTCTTCTTCACGTTCCCATGCCATTGATTTAGTAGCGATTAAGCATTTTATAAATTGTGTATCATCTACTAAATTGTTAGTTATGCTATTCATTGAAAATTCTGGGGTATCATTTTTATATTGAACATTTAAAACGCTGTGCAAATGTCCATTTGATAAAGACTTTTGTAGCTGTTCAGAATCATATTCAATACAAAAGCCTTTATGTCCATTAGTGTAATATGCCCATAGTAATTCGTTAACGACTGTTTTACTTAAAGAGAATATTCCCAATTCAGTTCTTGCTTGTGCTATTATCTTTGCATAATTATCTTTTGCTATATTTATAGGAAGTCCACTTTTCTCCATGAGATCAAAAACTTCATACATCTTACTATCATTGACTATAGTCTCGGCTGGATCATTAAGATTCTGTACGGTTGGCGCATATATTTGATTATTGACAAGAGTCAACAAATCTCTATATATATCAGCTCTGTATTTATATAATTTCATAGTATTGAAGCTTGTTGTTAAACGCTCCATCCTCTGTTTGGCGACGGGATGGGGCGTTTGTATGTTATTTGGGTGTTATTATAATGATGACATTTAAATTGTTTGTTTTTCTTTTTAAATCGTTTTCTATTCCAATAGGATTAGCAACTCTACTTTCTGGGTCATAGACGAAACAAACTAGAGTTTGGCAATCGGGATGCGCAGTATACCTTTCTATATCGATCATTAACTGTTCGCCAACCTCTTTTGCTACTAAGCCTTTTCGAGTTTTCTTTACCTCAATAACAATTTGCTCTTGTTTGAGAAGGAAGTCCATACGGGAAGCACTACCAGCATAACTTGGTGTCCATTCTTCAGCACGTACATCATCAAAATCTACTTTCAATAGGGCATGAAGTAAATCTTGTACATCATATTCATCTTCAATTTCAATAGTCTTTCGATTACTATGGCGTTGCCTTACTTGACGAGCTACTTGATGAAAGCGGTTACATATTTTCTGTACTACATTAATGGCATGTTCTACGTTTATGACGTCATCCTTGTCATCTTCCCAAGTGTTGATTTCTGTAATCATTCCCGACATCATAGTATCACAACATTCTAATCCGTGAAGATATGTTTTTCTTTTTTCTTCAGAGGAAAATTCGGGTGATAGTTCATCTCCTACAATTACTCGAACACTAGATGAGTTAGGATTAAAAGATTGCTTATTAAATCTTTTATAGTAATCGGAATCGATTCCAAAAACAGCTTTTATCACTGCTTTAGTTTGCTCTCTCCAAATTTGAAAATCTTTGCTTGATTCAGCAAATGGTTTAATATCTTCTATTCTGCCTTGTTGATTGGTAACAAGTTCTATAGCTTTTTCTTTCTTCATTGTTGCATTCTTAGGGAAGTGGAGTTAATTTATATTTGCCTTGAAATAGCACTTCTTTTATGGGTAAATTTGTCATGTCTCCATTCCAATAATGATCTGCGGCTATTTTAATATCAATAGCTCTTACTGTAGATGTATTTATATTTTCAAGCCACATCATATCTCCAATAAAACTATGATATTCCTCAATGATTTCAACTTTGCATAATTGTGAATATTTCATTCCTGGATAACTCTTGAAATATTTGCAATTTTCTTTTTCTAAGAAAAAATACGAACATTCTGTACCTTTTACTTCTATTGAGGAAGGACGGCACATTTCATAGACTGTGGGCCAAATACAATTTATTTGTATTGGATCAGAAGGATTTAATATGCATTTACCGAATTTATTTATATGCATTGTATATATATCATTAATGGCTTTTCCAAGTAATAAGCCATTTTGTATTGAATATTCTGCTATTTCTTCCATGATATTATAGAGCCTCTGATAATGTGGGCTTCGGCGGATGTTATTTCTAGTTAATGTGTCTACTTCTACTCCAATCTCCTTTGGGTTAACCTCTAAACGATATAATTCCATACTCTTATTCCTCCTTCATTTTAAGAACCTTCTTTAAATCATCGAAAGAGTTGATTCGGTAAATTATACCTTTATATTCTACATGCCCGCATAGCTCCTGAGAATTTGAGGTGAATAACTCAGTGATAGGAATATTAAGGGAATTAGCTATACGCTCCAAAGTATCAAGAGTCGGACTTGATTTCCCATTAACGATATTACTCATATTAGCTTGCGTGATACCTACTTTAGAAGCAAACGCACTTATAGACTCATTTCTGTCTTTCAAAATGTCTTTCAATCTTAAACTCATATTATATCTTATTTAATATACCGCAAATATAAGGAATATATTGTATTTAGGATAAAAAACGATTAAATTATATTGTTATTAGTATATTTTAACTTTAAAAGTAGTATTTGTTATATTGCTTGCAGTATATTTGTAATATCGAAAACGATATAACAAATATAATCATTCTTAAAACATACAATTATGAAACGCTACAACCTATCCCAGATCATGAAAGACGCTCATAGATTATATAATAATGAGTATCAAAGAAAAGGTCGCTCTTGGGGCGAATGTCTTCAAGCTGCTTGGCGTTGGGCAAAAGATGCTGCTAAGGTACGTGCTGAAAAAGAAGCTAAGTTACAGGCTATGATTGAGGCAAGCTGGACGGCTCATAACGAGAGAAAGAACCAACCGGCACAATCGGATAACTTAACCTGGTTTGACTGCTACAATTCAAACAGCAAAGGCTATATGGGTTCTCAATATTGTGGTGATTAAAATGAAGAAAGAAAGGAGCCAATATGTTTGAGCCAAAAACAAAAGCCATTACCCGATGGGGACTTACTATTCGAGGTACTGATGTGTTTTTTCCAAAAAAGGAAACAACTATAAAGATTGGAAGATTGACACTAAAGATGAATCCGGAAACTCGAATGTTTGAGGAATACCGGCTTTGGGATTTAACTTCGGGTGTTCCTGAATTGATTGATGAACAGAGATTTGATAGAACGATTTTAATTCAATAAGAAATCCAGTCTGAACATTTAAAAATTGTGGCACCTAAAGCAGATTATTATGATCGTACTCTCATGGCTAAGAATACAGTTTCTACTACTGTTATTGCTAAAGAACTTGGAATGTCTGCTGTCACCCTTAACAGAAAACTGAAAGAAATGGGTATTCAATATAAGGTAGGTCAAACGTGGGTTCTAACTGCTAAATATCAGAATATGGGATATACTGATACTCAAACGTACACCGAAATAATAGATGATGAAACTCGTTCATACGTCAGCACTGTTTGGACTCAAAAGGGCAGAGAGTTTATTCATAGTCTCTTCCGGGCAAACAAAGAGGCTTCCTTATTTGGTAATGTGTCAGAGTTAAAAATCACCTTACAGGAAGAGGACGATTTAAAAACGAGAGTAAAGTCACTTGGGAAACCTATTTTAAGCGATATAAAGCAAATACCGTTATTGCTTGACAAGTACAAGATGCTGATTGCTAAAGATACGCTTTCGGTCTATGAGAGAAAGGTGTTTTTGTTTGTGGCTATATCTCTATTCGATCCAAAAGCTTTGGCAGGTAAGAAAATGAAGCATGGACTTAGAGTCATTCTTGGTAATTCGTTTGGCTTGGATGCCAAGACTACTATTTCCGATAACATGAAGAACATTTCCGATTACTACGACCAAAGTTCCAAATTCAGAAAAGACACCAAACAGGCATATATGTATGTAAGTGGACTTCATGCAAACTAAAGAATAATGCGCACGTCAACTTAATGACGTGCGCATCACTTTATTTTAGGCGCATTGGGGAAAATTGTGTCTGAAATCAAAGAAAAGCAAGAAATATAGTTGAGTAGTTAAATATTGTTTCTACATTTGTGTATTGTTTAATGTTAAAAATACACGATGATGAGAAGACTAATATTTTTATCTTTTATTTTATCTTTTGTATTAATTGGTTGTACAGATGATGACAATAAGGAAATATCAAATATTGAAAAAGTTATTTTAAACATCTCTTATGACACAGATGGAGATAGCCCTTCGGGGGAAGCTTGTATTTATTTTATAGAAAATATTAATATAGAAGATATTGAACCAAATTTTATGTCAATGTCCCTAAAAGGTACAGAAGGTAAAATGGTTCATCCAATAAAGACTATTTATTTCGATAAAAATTCCCAAAATAAAGTTCAATTAGTAATTAATTGGAGTGAACTTCCCGATTTAGTACCATACGGCTTTCCAAAAGAAGGGAAATACGTTATTGCTATTAAGCTTGATGCCGAACTAATGGCTGCAAAAAGAATTACATCTAAGATTTTTAATATTCAGAATGATTTGACAATAGACAAAGTTTTTAAAAGAGAAGGTGCTTTTGGAAAATACAAGTATGAGGAATGGTAGATAGATATAAATCAAGCAGATAGATTGCGCTCCAGTAATTCTTTCCCAATACAAGACCGATTTTGTTTTCAAATTAAACTTATCAATATCCATTTTTCTACCAAAATTTACATAATAAAAGCCGGAGCATTAAACTCCGGCTTTATTGTTCATATTTGATGTTGAAGCAAATGTTTCTGAGTGTGGGGCCCCCTTTATTTGTTATGACATGATTTCATTTATTTTATCAAAAGAATCAAAACGGGAGAAATCAATAATATACTTATTGCCTAACTTAGCTAATTCTTTTTCGTATGCTTGACATTTTTCTTTATATTTTATCTCATAAGTGTCTTTTGCTGGTTCTGAATTCATTCCCGCATTTTTAGTTTCTTTATGTAATCTTGCAACATCATTTACATAGCATTTGTTATAAATTTCAAACGCCTTATCAGGATGTCCAAATATAATTTCTTTTTGTGCAGCTTCAAATGAAGTATCTGCATTATTAATTAGATTGCTTTTTATTCTTTTTACATTGTCTGTCATTACCCATATTTTGAAAAAGAGGATAATTTGGAGAATACCAAAGATGATTATTATCCATCCAATAAGATTTTGCATGTCTTCCATGATTGTTATTTTTTAAGTTAAACATTTCACAAAACTACAAAGAAATCCCATTCCGTCAAATTTTATCACGACAATCTTTCCAATGTCGTGTATCTGTAATCTCGAAAATAGCAAAATCACCTCATTCATTCTATTTTTATCATATATTTCACAATGGACTAATGGTGAAGTCTTTGAGCTGAAAAAACTCACAGAAAAGCTATTGAGTATCTATTTTTGAGGAAATATCCAACATTAAGGCTATTGTTGGATATTGAATAAGCGATTTTAGTAGAGATAGTGGGAGAGTGGTTAATTTTGAACATTAATTAAAATAAAAATATATGGCAGGGTTGAATTTTGATATTACGGCAAATAATTCTGATTTCCTTAAAAAAACAGAAGAAATAAAGAAGGGAATTAGAGAAGCTGCAAGAATTATAGAAGAAGAAGGCAAACGTTTGGAAGGATTCGATTCAGAAGTATTGAAGATGTGTACTAATCTCAATAAATATTTTGATAGCTTATTAGATAAAATAGAAGTGATGGCTTCTATGCTCCAGATTGGAAAAGTTGAGTTAAGTGCCCCTTCTGTAAAATCAGATGGCGTTTCTGTACAGCAATTAGATGAATTGCGCTCCAAGAATGCAGAATTGACGGCAGAATTAGAAAAACAAAGAGAGGAGATTCGGACACAGCAAGAAGAATGGAATAAACTTGCTACAGCTATCAAATCAAATAATGTAACTGCTATCGAGCAATATAAGCAGGCTACAAACTCTTCTTCTGATTCTGTGAAAAAAGCAAAGGTGGAGTTAAAAGACTTGACTAAGGATTTGAATGAGAATATTAAATACTATGATAAACTAGCGTCACAAATTGCATCCTATAAGTCCATTCTGGATAGGTTGTACACAGCTAAAGGCAAAGGACTCACTCGTGTTCAAATAGGTGATGGAGCCACTGCATTGATATCAAGTGAATTAGAACGATTTAAACCACAACTTGATGATGTAATTCAAAAAAGTAAAGAAATAGCCTCTCAGATATCAGAACAAAGAAAGAGACAAACCGAGCTTAATACAGTTATTGAACAGGGAAACGCAAAACACTTAAGAACGCGTACTCTTATCATGGATGCCCGTGAACAGCTAATTCAGATGCGTGCTTCTGGAATGCAAAATACGATACAATATCAACAGGCAGGGGAGGAGCTAGGCAAAATGCGTTTGCAAATGAAGCTTGTAAATGCTGAAATGGAGTTTCTTGCTAATCCTAACAAAGGTCTTGCTACACTAAAAGCCGGTTTGTCAGGTGCTGCTACATCTGCAAGTTTGGTTGTTGGTGTTATGGGCTTGTTTAATGATAAGAGTGAAAAGATGGCTGAATTGCAGACTAAGATTCAATCATTGATGGGGATAGTTGTCGGGTTGGAAGGAACTTATGGAATGCTTAAGAAATCCAATACCGTGATGCTCGCAATTGAGAATGTCCGTCGTAAAGCTATTATTGCATCTATGGCGTTAGAGAATAAAGCTAAGGCTACTAATATTGCGTTAACGCGGAGCGAAGTTACTGCTCAAAAAGCGTTTAATCTTGTGGCGAAAGCAAATCCTTACGTGTTGCTGTTTACTGCAATAGCAACTGTTGTTGGAGGAGTATGGCTACTTATTGATGCAAACAAGAGAGCTCGTAAAGAATTGGAAGAATTTAATAAATCTGTTGCTGAAACGGCCGTTACTCCGATTGCTAAAGTAGAGGAACTCTCTATTAAATGGAATAGGCTTGGAGATAACTTGGTGGCTAAAAAGAAGTTTATTGAAGACAACAAAAAGGCATTTAATGAGCTAGGATTGTCTATTCTTGATGTAGTAGATGCAGAAAACCTCCTGAATAATAATAAAGGTGCGTTTATTAGTGCGATGATCGAAAGGGCTAAAGCTGCACAATATATAAAACAACAAGAAGAAAATATAAGGGCATTAGTTGAAGCCGAACGTAATATCGAAGCAACAAAAAAACTAAAGTTTGAAGATTTTTCTAGTGGAGGTATTTATATATCAGCAGAAGAACGAAAGAATTCTGCTATTGCTGCTGCTCAATATAAATATGATGAGATTGCAAAAAAAATAAAAGAAGGTTACGCACTAGCTGCTAAATCGGAAGAAGAGGGATCTAAAATATTAGATAATGCGAGAATAAAAAGCACTAAAAATGCCGAAAATCTAGTTGATGATTATACCTATAAAATGATGACTGGATTAGATCGAGGGAAGAATAATTTCGATTCCTTTGCTAAAAATATATCAAAAGGATATGAGTCTTTATTGGATAAAATGAAAGACAATACTACTACTTTCTCTCAAAAGATAAGTGCATTATTTAGCTCTTTTTTTAGTCCAGATAAGATAATAGAAGAAGGGCGATTAACCATTGGAGAGCGAATTACTCAATTAAAGTCTGACTATGTTAATGCACAGAATCAGTTAAAAGTATTAAGGAAATACAATTCTAAGGCAACACAGAAAGAGATCAATGACGCAGAAACAGAGGTAAACAAAATAGCTGGCATATATAAAAAAATAACGGGCAAAGAAATTAATAATCCGAAGGAGCATAACTCTATTGTAGATCAGCAAAAGAAAATCTCCGAACTTTTGGATAAGCAAAAACTTGAAAGGAAACGTAGAGATGAAGATTTGGAAAATCAGAATATTCAGTCTTATATTGATACCATAGCAGAGGGAGCAGATAAGATACGTAGACAAAGAGATCTAGACAACAAGAAGGAAATACAGGATTTAGAACGTCAGAGGGAAGATTACATTCGGACGGAGATCGAACTTCAGCAAAAAGCCTTTGACGAACAGGAAAATCTACGGGCGAAGCAGCGAAAGGATTATGAGAAGCAAACGTTTGATGCGACTGCGGTGAAAGTAGATACATCTGCTTTTGATTCTATAATAGGGAATGAACAGAAAAGACAGGCTATTGACTGGTATAAGCCATTGTTGAAACAGTATCAATCATATGCAGATCAACGGCTGGCTATTGAAAAACAGTTTAACGACGACATCACTTTGCTGCGAAAGGCTCGTGAAAAAGCTGAGAAGGCTGGAGATACCAATGAAGTTTCCAAAATAGACCGTTCCATAGCTAAAGCTATCTCCGACAAAGGAAAGGAACTGATGCAGCATGATTTTGATATTTTGAAAAAGTCACCGGAGTATGTACGTGCATTTGAGGATTTGAAGAATACTTCTTCGGAAACACTTAAGTCTCTGCTAGATCAATTAGAAAAGGTTAAAAGAGCTGCGGCGACGGTCCTTAATCCCGAAGAATTACGAGAATATACATCTACTATTCAGCAAATAATAGATGAGTTGGATAATAGAAATCCTTTTCAAGCATTAGCGGACAATCTAAAAACATTGCAACAAGCAGAGAAGGAACTTGTTGAAGCAAAAAAAACTCTAGATAAGGTAAATTCGGGCGAAAAGGTAGCATCAGGTACAACTCTTAATAAAAAAACAGGAAAAATTGATACTACTTATCTTTCTGCTGCCGAAGCCTTAAAGCGATATAATGCGGCCAAAGATAAGTCTCAAAAAGCTAATAACAACTTTGTTAAAGCGGAAAAAACAGCAAAAGAAAAAGTTGACGAACTTGCGAATGCAGTAAAAGGAATAGGTAATAGTATTAGTGGTACATCCGGCGAAATAATTTCTTTGATTGGCGATGTCGCTTTATTTACTACTGGAACAATTGATGGTATAACTAAAGTTGCTAAAACTGGCGCAGATGCTATGTCCGCAGTAGAAAAAGCATCTGTCATATTGGGAATTATATCAGCAGGTATTCAGCTTATGCAGCAACTAAATTCAATTCTTCCAACTGCTGATAATCAGTATGAGAAATTCGCTGAAAAGGTCGCAGAAATTAATAAGCTAACCGATGCTGTAAATGAGTACCGTATAGCTGCACTTGAAGCACAGCAGGCAGAAGCTAACTGGTTCTCTGAAGATAATCTGAATAACTTACGTGATTATAAGGAGTTACACGATGAAGTAGCGGAAGCGTATAAAAATAAAGCAGAAGAATCACAGGCTACTTATCAGAATAAAAGCGGTGGTGGATGGTTTACTAATTCATGGAATTGGTTTTTGGACAATACATATGGGAAAATTTGGGGTGTTGATTTTGCCCGAAAGTACAAGGAAGGGCAAACAGCGGCAGTAGACAACTTGCGCATAGAGACCAGATCACGTAAAAAAGGCTTCCTTGGTAGTGGTATTGGTGGGCGTTCTCAAGAGACAGAGGATTTGGTTTCGTGGGCAAGGAGTAATGGATTCGGTGAATTATTCGATAATGAAGGGTTAATCAATAAAGAAGCTGCTAATGCTATATTAAATCAATATGGTGATAAATTAGTAGGACAGACTAAGGAAACATTAGAGTCGCTAGTTGAACTTCGTGAAAAGTATGATGAATATTTAGAGCAGCTTCATGAATATGTAAGCTCTTTATATGAGCCATTAGTCGATAATTTCGTGGATAGCATTTGGGATTGGCTGGATAGTGGGAAAGATGCTTTAGCTAGTTTTAAAGAATACGCTTCTGATACATTCCGGGATATTGCAAATGATATGCTGAAAAGCATTGTTTTATCTAAGATATTCGGAGAGGGTGAAAATAGTTATCAAAGTAAGATAAATAAAGCGTATGATGATTATGCTAAAGGATTAATTGATGAAGTCGAACTAAACAGACAAGTATCAAAGCTTACGGCTGATCTAATGAAAAACGCAGAAGAACAACTTCCAGCTATACAAGGAATGGCAGAGAATATATCAAATACAATAAAGGATACAGCGGGGATTGATATTACTCAATCTGAATCTGCGTCTCAATCCTCTTCCCAAAAAGGATTTGCTGCCATGTCTCAAGATACAGGCGAAGAACTTAACGGTCGTTTTACCGCTTTACAGATATCCAATGAAGAAATAAAGAACTCCATGTTATCCATGTTAGTGTCAATGAACCTTATTTCAGTGACAGTCGGGAATAATAGCATAACCCTGACAGAGATAAGGAACCTTGCTATTTCTTCTAACAGTTATTTGGAAGATATAGCAGGATATCAGAAGAGAATCATAAATGAATTTGGTAATAAGTTGGATAGTATAAATAGCGGAATTAAACAATTTAATAGTAAATAATAAATAGAAGTGATAGTATTCCAATGAAAGAAGAATTATTCATAAATGGCAAGGATGCTTACGTAGAATGGGGAATAAGCATGGATGATACCTCATTATCTGCATTAATGACTCCTGCCCCTAGTAAAGCATTCATAGAGAATGAGAGCCGATTAGAGCATGGGAAAAGGGTAGTTATTGCCAATCCAAGGGTAGATGTGAGAAATCTAACCCTTCAGATCAATCTAACGGCTTCCAGTGAGGAACAATTTTTTGCTCGTTATAGCAGTTTCTGCGAGGAACTAGCTACTGGAGTTCTTGAAATAAAGACCAAGTATCAACCTGCTGTTGTATATAAAACGATCTATCAATCATGCAGTCAATTCAGCCAGTTCATGAGAGGAATAGGCAAATTTAGCTTAAAACTCAATGAATCTGACCCGTCCAACCGTGTTGAAAATATCTAATTTACGACATTGATTTCATTGTCGTATCTGTGAGTGCTCAAAATTGGGCACTCTTTTTTTTATCTCCGAACTTTGGAAATGTTATGATAGATATCAAAGACATATTCGGAAACATACGCTATTCTACTCCAATTAATGAAGGTAGTAAGCGCAAATATCTCTTGATGAAGGAGGATTATATCACATTGAAGTTTTCATTGGATGATCCTGTACACTTCAAGTTAGGAGATGGTATAGATAACGAGTTAGGCGTCTTTGAACTTGTGGACTTGTATAAGCCTGCTTATAACACATCAACAGGTGGCTATGACTACGAACTCCGTCTTGATGCTTACTATTGGAAGTGGAAAAACAAGAAGTTTTTCTATAGTCCTGATAGCGGTAGTCGTGAGGCAGGCTGGAATCTTACTGATATCTTAAAGGTTCACATGGATGTGTTTCTGAAGAACTTGGAAGTCCTAGGTTATAAGTACCATGACAAAACGTTTAAATGCGAAATAGATGAGACAGTAGATACTTCTTCTAAATTGATCTCATACGAAAACGTAAACATGATCGATGCCCTCAACCAAATGGCTGAGAGTTTTGAATGTGAGTGGTGGGTAGAGGAAGAAGTAATTCATTTTGGCCGTTGCGAGGATGGCGTTCCTGTTGACTTCGAACTAGGAATGAATGTCAGCAAGATGGATAGAAGTGATAGCCAAGATTCATACGCAACTCGTATTTATGCGTTTGGGGCAACACGTAATATTCCGGCTAATTATCGCAAAAAGTTGATCTTTGATGTCAAGCAAGTAAGCGGACGTGATATTTCCGATACATCGAGAGTACTTGATATGAAGTATTTCTCTTCTGATGATCTGATCGAAGAAAAGTTTAAGGCATCTGTCAGAACAAGCGGGTATGTAAAAGGAGGAGTAAATGACTTAAATTATGAGTTGCTATCTAGCAAGCCTATCGGTGGTACTTATGCAATGAATAGTAAAAGCGTTTCTTTCAATATAGGAACAATGGTCTATCCAGCTGGTTCTCCTGTTGAAAGAGAGTATTTGCCTTCTGGAATATATAGTTGGAGATGGCAAATCCGATACAAAGTCAATGACGTAACGAGAGTATATGGTCTTGGAGGAAATGTACGTACTATCTATGAAAATCGAGAGAAGGAGTTGACAGACAATATAACCATTGATAGCGACATAAAGATTGAACGCGGAGCCACAGATTTAAAGCTATATGTTGTCTTTCAGCTTCCATCTTCTATATCCTCTACATTGGTACTTGCAGGATCTTCCGGAGATATTACTTTAGAGAATGTTAGTCAATCGGCTAGCGCTTCTGTAACATTTATTTCTGGTGAAAATGCAGGGAAATCATTTAATGCTGTGTACAATCCAGATTTTTTTACTGGTGAAGCAGCCAATGTGCTGCGTTTGCCGGAAGGTATTACCGCTTCTCTTGGCGACACCTACACAATTGACAACATTGTAAAAGGTAATGTCCCATCTATATATTTCTCAGATGACAAAGGTTCTCAAACTGCCGAAGGTATTGTAACCAAGCATTTGATGATGCCTGAAGGCGTACCATATATTGATGCCTATGAAGGTATGACAGAGGAGGAAGCTGTAGAGCAGATCGTTATTTTTGATGATATCTATCCTAGACGTGAAAAACTGACGGGTATGGTAACAACTCATACATATACTGATACTATAGATAATCCGGATGGAACAAAAACTTCGAAAGATTGGTTGGCATGGAGATTTAAAGACTCGGACCTGGGATTCCATTTCTCAAACGAATATCGGTTAGATGGAGAAGATTTGCGTATAGTCTTTCAATCCGGTCCTCTAGCCGGCATGGACTTTGAAGTAACATTCAATCCTTACGATTCAGCTGGAGGCGATAAATATCAGCCTGAAAAATCAGAGGACGGAACATGGAACAAGGATGCTCAGGTATACGAGATAAAGCGTAATGATGATTATGGCAGAATGCTTCCTGATGACATTTTACATCCTACGGATCAAGGTGGTGACACGTATATTCTCTATGGCTATGATCCCCAATTCGTATCCGACAAGCTTATTCCTGACGCAGAGAAAGAAGTCGAGGAACGGGCAAGAGAATATATTGAAGAGCTTAAACAGGACCCTTCTACTTACAATACCACCATGATGTCGGATTATATCTATGGCATTAATCCTGAAACGGGTAAACAAGATCCCGACTTTGCCAGGAGTTTCACCGTTGGTCAGAAAGTGAACCTTATTAATAAGGCATACTTTGAAGAAGGTCGTATCTCTCGTATCATAGGGCTTGAATATAACCTTGATATCCCTTATGACTCCCCGATATACACTGTCGGAGAAACAGCTCCTTATTCTCGTATTGGCGAGCTTGAAAACAAGATCGACTCTCTTACATACCGAAAGGAAAAGAGCAAACAGCAAGTAATTAATAGCGGGAACTCTTCTTCTAGTGGAGGAAGCACTATCGCAAAGTTAATACAGACTATAAATGTAACATCCAGTAATGTAGGCTATATAAAGACCGGGGATACAATTCCTTCTGGTACTACATTGGAAGAGATCTTTATTAATATGCTTTCTCAAAAGGCTTCAGCAAAATTAGAATGGAAACTTTCGACTTCTAATGATGTCGAATTTGGTACTCAGAAAGGCTATATCACTTATACAGCATATCGAAACGGTCAAGGTCCTATGGAACAAGCTTATTATGATAATAACCCTAACAACAAACTAATTTTTTCTGAGGAAGTAGGTGGCATACAGACAGCAACGAGACAACTGCAAGGTAATTACACACAGGGAGAAACCTATTTTGCTACAGTCATATATGCTGCGAGTGAAGATGGTTCGTTGCCCAAGAAAGAATTGACCAGCAAAATCAGCGTGAATGTACATAGAAAATGGTTTGCAGGCGTTTGTAATTCGGTTCCTACGACTTCAGCCGAGGTGCGGGCACTTTCAGGCAGTGGATTGTATAAGGACGCCGGATCGTACAAGTTCACAATAGGCAATTATAAGACTTTCGTTATCTGTATTCCAAACGGTACCATCAAGGATGTTTCACTGGAGAGATACCAATATAATTTCATGGATTTGGATTCCGCTGCCACTCCGCGAAAGATCAGTGTTGAAGGTGCTAATGGAAGTACACCTTTGGAATATACGATGTATGTGTTCAGTACGGCTACGACAAGCAGCGAAACAGATAATTTCACCTTTAAAACGAATTGAGTATGGCACTAGATATAAAAGGGAGCAGTTTCGCCGGCAGATACAAGCGTGTCAATGGTTATTCTATTGATTCGACTGACGTGTGGGAAACCTTAGAAGAAGCCCGTGTCTATGCCCGTAATACAGACACGGAGCCTTATGTTCCCTATGCCGGACAAGTAGTTTCCGTCATTGAGAATGGAACTATTTATAAACTAGTAAAGGATGCCAGCATACCTGAAACTGACGGCAAGAAACATTTCAAGCTTGCCATTATCGGCAGTAACAACGACAATGATGATCGGTATGTACGAAAAGACATAGCCGAAACAATCGAAAAGCTGATGACCTTCCTTGAAGGTATCAATGCGAAGGGGACATCCACGCTCGAACAGATAAAGCTTGTCGGTGACATCATTTCTAATAATTTCTCCACCGGCAGTACAGGATTCGGTATTTATAAAGATGAACAAGGTAATTATCATCTTGATATAGACTTCGTTGACATACGAAAAAAGTTAAGCATCAACGAGATACAAGTGCAGCAGTCTACCTATATAGGAGGGAAACAGTACAACACTAATGGTGGAATCATCTGTAACAAGGTTGAGGACAGGGGAGACGTTTACAGATGCTATTTCAAAACGACCGATGCCGAAGGACGGATTGTCAGAAATACCTTTGAAGTCGGTGATTTTGCTATCAGTGAGACTTTTGCACTGAAGACCGGAACAACATTTTATTGGCGTTATGTGAGCGGATGTGGTGATGATTATATAGAACTCTCCAAAACGAATTGCGCATCCGGTAGTGATGTGCCTTCTGTGGGTGATAATATCGTCCAGCTTGGTAACGAAACAGATCCGGCACGTCAAGGCGCAATCGTCTGGGACAGTGTAACAGTCGGCGGTCCCTACATTCGTATATATAAAGGTATCAACTCCTATACAATGCCGGAACCGCTTATCGACCTGAACACTGTACTGAGCGAAATATCCGCTAAGTTCATCAACCAGGCCACAGGGAAAGATGTGGATGAAACCATTAATGACCTGCAGGCGGACATGGACCTTGTCAAAGAACAGACGGATAAAGAATACACTCTGTGGTTCTTTGACTACGATCCCACGCTGGAGAACCTGCCGGCGAGTGATTGGACTACTGACGAACTTAAAACCATGCATGAGCAGGACATGTTCTATAACCGTCTGACGGGACATGGATACAGATTCGAAAAGGATGGCAGTTCATGGAGCTGGAATGATATAACGGACCATCTGACACTGAAAGCACTGGAAGACGCATCCAAGGCTCAGGACACCGCTGACGGGAAAAGACGTGTTTTCGTATCTCAGCCAAAGGATTCCGATGCTTATGATATCGGCGATATGTGGGTGAATGCAACCTATTCCGGCGAAGGCGTCTCTTATAAGAATGACTCTCTCGTCTGCATGACTGCAAAGGCGGCAGGAACATCATTTTCTATAAAACACTGGCAACCTAGCTCAACGGCTACTACCGCCTATCTTGAGAATCTGGGAGACCGGATACTCGCAGCCGTAACAGATTCGGAGGAAGGCATCGAAGCGGCAAAAAGACTAGCCAATCAAGGTATCAACGATGCGTATGACGCTGCTCAGGAAGCACTAAACGCTCTGGGAATTGCAAGAGATGCACAGGAGACGGCAGATAAAAACACGGCTGTTATCCAGGTGACGAAAGATTCTATCGCTGCTCTTGTAGAAGGAATACATTTTGATAATTACGGTAATATTACAAACATTAATACGAGCGGATTGGTAACGACCGACGATTTCAATGTACTGTTATCTAAAAAGATAACCTTTGACGCAGAAGGTCATGTAAGTAATATCAGCACATCCGGTCTTGTTACTGAATCAGGTTTCACTCAGTTGTTTACCGAACAGGCCGAAGCTGACGGATACGTAAAGAGGGCTGAGATCAGTACATTCATCACGGAAGATGATGCAGGAAGATTGATATCGAATGCAGTGATATCCGCAGATCAGATAACATTTGAAGGCACTGTAACTGCTAACGAAAACTTTAAAATACTCGAAGACGGTTCCATCGTGGCAAATAATGGAACGTTTAATGGGACCATAAATTCAGATAATGGATATATCGGTGGAATAAAGATAAATAGTGATGGCCTTGGAATGTCCGGGTTTCAACCTGGTGATTATACTCAAATGTTTTTGAACAAACAGAAAATTACGTTTGAATCTTTCATGACTGAGATTATCCCGGATGGTGGGGGTATACGTACATATGAATCCGATACTGTCATAACGTCATACGGAATAACAGTTGAAACAAACCTGTATACTGATGTCTTAAAAATTATATGCAGGGATAACGGTCTCAAAGTATCATGGGAGGGAGTCTATAAGACTTCTGATGGTGGAGTAACTTGGATTAAAATATAAATAATATGAAAATCAATTTTAAGAAAATCGAGGCACGGACCTCATTCGAAGGCGCAATACAAACTTTCGACGTCGCAAAAGTAGTAGGTAACGAAATGATGTATAACGGCAATCTCCTGCTCGACATCGGATTTGAAGACCTTGCTAAAGCGATCTACTACTCAGATGAAGAAGTAGAAATACCAGCTAATTACCGCAAGGCATTTGAAACTATAATCAGAAATTCAAGGCTTATTGCTGCTGTAAAAAGAGAAATAATCAACCAGTTAAACAAGTAACATGGGGTATATCAAGTTTGTTTTAAGTGTGCGCAAGACGGATGACAAGGGTAATACCACCCGTACCGTGATCAGCCGTGTTGAAAGCGACATGGCGGATACCGGTATGCTTGAAACAAACCTGATCATGCATGCGCTTTCAGCACGCGGAAAAATAGAAATCAAGGAGGAAGGCTTCCCGTATGCCTTCCCGTTAATATTTGGAGAATAGTTTTATGGCACTGAATGTAGAACATAAGGAAGAAAATGAAGGCAAGAATTCCCGCGGACGTTTGTCGGCTGAGGAATTCAATAACCTGATCGATACCGTCAAGGAATTGGAGAAGGACGCAAATACTCCTTCTTCAATAGGAGAATTAAAGAATGTCTCCCCTGAATCCGATACGGCAGAAGACGGTTCCGTATTACTATACGGCAATAATGGATGGTCTCCTGCTACCGGAGTGTTTATTCCCACCGGAGTTGCGGAGGACGGATCTATTATAACCACCTTTGAAGACTTAATGAACTATATTTCCTCACATGGCGGTGGCGGTGGAGAAACAGGGATACAAAGAAACCTGCGTATAATCAATAACCTGGACAGTAAAAGCCTGTCAGCCAGCAAAGGGGAACCTTGCTATTTGAATTTTACTTTCATCAGCCAGGAAAGATACAGCACCAATGAACCTTATGAAGATACCGGAGAGCGTGGGTTCTGTCAAATCTCTGTTAAAAACAGCAACAGCGCCGAGTATCTTGTCGTCAAACAGCTGTATATCAGTTCCGGTTCTCCTTTCAGTATTGACGTTGCGGAGTTTCTGGCGTCCGGAGCAAACAATGTAATGATCAAAGTAACGGGAGAAGTGACGGAAGTGACGGCTCCGGCATTTGTATACACGGTACAGCTTACTTCATTGTCCATCAGTGCGGACAACTTTAAATGGTGGACAGCTTACACCGGTGCCATTACGCTTCCTCTGAATATCAGCGGTAATATTTCAAAAACATTGTATGTGACTGTTACCGGGAAGGATTATAATGAATCCTACCAGATTCAGATCGGTACAGGCGTATATACGGAAACCGCCTACAATTACTCTGTAATCCACCCGGGCGTGACAGGCGTATTCAATATATCTGCTTATGTCTCGAACTCGGACGGGACGGTCAAGACAAGAACGATATCGTTCAATGTCATTTGCGCGGTAGCCGGCGAACAAAGGAAGCTGGTAGCCGTCAACAACATCCTCGGCAGGGCGACCAACTGGAGTGAGAACTCATTGTTCGATTACGCGATGTACGATGGCGACAATGTCATTACCTCCGCTAAATTCACCATCAAAAAAGATGGTGAGGATGTCTTTACTTCCGAAGAAGCCAGTATCGCATGTTCCGCCAGACATACATTCTCATTCCCGATGGAGATTGAGACAATGGATAATACGGAATTTGAAATAACGGCCCATATCCTCGATGTCGATATGGAGCTGACATCCCCAATCACCTATCAGGTAAACAACTCCCTGGGATATTCGGCCGTGTCGGGCGCCGTATTCTATATGAATCCCAAGACCCGCTCCAACCGGCAGGGGAATCGTCAGGAAATCATAAATGAAATGGACGGTTCCGTCATCCCGGGCAGCTGGGAGAATATGAACTGGGGCAATGACGGCTGGCAATCGGACGAAGACGGGAACAAGGTACTCCGGCTTATGGCCGGCTCATCGCTGCGCATGGGATATTCCCCTTTTAAAAATGAATGCGCCCGCACCGGGAAGACTCTCGAACTTGACTATAAGGTTGATAACGTGACGGATTATTCCGAACCGGTTATCACCATATCGTCCCCGTCCGGTGGTTCGTTTGTCGGATTGAACATCTATGCGGATGACATTATCATGCACTCCCAGTCACTTAAAAACGATGATGTACAAAGTTTGCATACGTTCGAGGGAAAACGCACAAGACTCACGCTGACCATTTTGCCGGACGCCTATGGCAACAGCGGATTCAACCTTTGCATACTGTATGTCAACGGTGTCAAGAACAGGGAATTCACCTACGAGAGCAATGATTATTTCGCCCATAACGGGATGATCGTGATAGGTTCCGGATATGCGGACGCGGACATATACGGAATACGGGAATATAACCGGGGACTGACCTCACAGGGAGTCCTGCGTAATTACATCAACTGGCTGAACACCACAGATTCCAAGGCAATTGTGACAGAGAATAATGACATCCTGGACCTGCACGGTTCGGATATCGATTTTGAAAATACGAAGGACCAGTTTAACGTAATGACATTCGACAATACAATTCCTTACATGGCGGATCAATCAACTCGTACCGGCATGTTGGAAGTGTTCTTTTATGACCATCCGGAATGGAATGTTTCAATCAGCAACGTGACCGCCAAGGGGCAGGGTACGTCATCCATGAAATACTGGATCTGGAATACCCGTTACCAGCTTGACAAGAAACTCTCCGTCATTCGTTACGCCGACGGCTCGGACTCCACCGCGGGAGCGAAGTGGTCAATGACACCGTCTCTTCCGGCTGGACGCAAGTTTACGGCAAAGAAGAACTATGCCTCCAGTATGCAGTCGCATAAGATCGGTGCGGTAAACTCCTATACGGACCTTATACGTGAAGTGGGTATCCTGAACGAGGCGATGCGCGCAGATGCGAAGGTCCGTGTGTCGGTTTGGGAAGCTCCGTTCGTCTGCTTTGAGAAACAAACCAATGACGAAGGGGAAACAATATACATATTCCGGGGATTGTATACCTTCGGCCCTGATAAGGGTGACGCCGACACTTTCGGCTATAACACCGATACTTATCCCAACCTGTTGAGCATTGAGGGATCGGATAATTCTCCCTTGCTCACCCTGTTCCGTGTGCCGTGGAATCCGGCAAAGGGATTGATAGCCTATAATGAGGATGAAGAGGCATTCCAGTACAATGGCCAGAACAGCTTCGACCTGGGCGAAGGGGAAGTGGAAAACATATCAAGCTTTATTCCTGCCTACAATTGTGTTTACCAGTGCTCGCCAAGACTGAAACCGTTTAACGGCACATTGGATGAGTTGAACGCACATCTTTCCGATTACAAGAATGAACCCTGCGAGTTCTGGATCGCCAAATCCGGTGACATTAATCAATATAATGTTTACTATTTTGAGTCGTCAGAAGGAAAGTTCATGCCATCTGATATCGGGGAGGGAACAATCAATCTGCTGTCGCAGCTTGCAGACAAGGGATATGGGCTTAACACTTCCGATCTTGCCGGGAAAACGGATGACGAGCTGAATACACTTTTCATAAATGCCCGTATCGCGAAATTCCGTATAGATGCTCCCGCATACTGGGATATTGACGACTGCCTGTTCTTTATGAATAATGTAGAATTCAATGCCGGAACCGACGAACGTGCGAAAAATACCTATCCATACTGTTTCGGTACAGAGACATCCAGGTGGCGTTGGCGTGTTGATGATGCCGACACCCGTTTTGATACAACCAATCGTGGTTTACCGGATAAAGAGTACAGTGTGGAAACGCATGATATGGACGAAACCGGAGCATCCGTCTGGAACGGCGAGACAAACAACTTCTTCAACCTGATGGAACTGGCATTTCCGGAAGAAAAGATAATCAGCATGCGCAAATCAATGACTGCCATGCAGACACTGGGCGGGCTAAAAAGCGGTAACGACCTTGAAAAGCTGTTTGCGTTTTATCAGAAATACTACTTTGACCAGGCTCAGGAATATTTTCCCGCCAATGCTTATAATGCGGATGCGAAGTACTGCTATGAAAACGGGAAACTGGCATACAATAAAGGACACTATTCGAATGATACCGACCCGATCACCCAGTCGCTGGGAGACCATTATCTTGCGGAACAGCGATGGATTACGAAACGTATCCTGTACATGATGTCAAAGTATTCGTTCGGACTATTTTCTGCTAACGGGACGGATACCATCACCGTACGCGCTGCAGGTAACACAATCAAGTATGAACTGACTCCGGCAATGGATATGTATCCTGCGATTGCCAATGGTACAAGTATCATCCGGGGAAGGAGAACGAAAGCCGGAGAAGTATGTGAAATGGAGATTGAACTTTCCGGGTCGGGAGACCAGCAGAATGCGATACAGGGAGCATCCTACCTGCAGGATATAGGGGACTGGCATAATAAGAACGTGACCGGGTCTATGATCATTCAGGGAAGGATGCTCCGTGATATCCGGCTGGGAAGCAAGGACGCCCCGGTTATCATCTCTATATCCTCCCTGACGTTGTCCAACTGCGTAAGCCTTCAGAGGCTGCTGCTGTCGAACATCGCCACCTTGGCCGGTACATTGAACCTGTCCGCATGCTCACATTTGCAGGAGATATATGCGGACGGTACATCCTTGACGCAGATTGTGCTTCCATCGGGAGGAGGGCTTCGTGTAATTCAATACAGCAGGCTTAACCAATATCTGTCATTGTCCAATTATCCGTTACTGACAACGGAAGGCATCGGGATTGATTTGTGCAGGGATGTCATTACGGACTTCTTTATCGTGAACTGTCCGAACCTGTCTCCCATGCGGCTGCTGGTTGATATCATGAACTCCCAGGCGGAACAGGGGGATGATCATGCATTGAAGCGTATCCGTGCCGTAGGTTTTGAGGAAACATTCAATGATTCGGACATGCTGGATAAACTGGCAACGCTCTCAAATGGTACTTACGGAGGATTAAGTGCTGAAGGCTTGGCCGGAGAGGATGAATATCCTGTTCTGGACGGAACGATAACGGTGAACGCGAATACCTACGAGGATTCAATTGAGGCTTTAAGAAACACATTCAGAAAATTGACATTGAATATAAACGGAGAATTTTATGTCAGGTTCAAGGATGCTATAGTTCAAAGTATGATTGCGGAATCTTATGGGGATGGGGTCGGAACTAAGATTGAGCAGGTTAAGGCTGTGAGAAATTTCGGCGGCATGTTCAAGGGGAATACTGAAATCACATCATTTGATGAGTTTGAGATATTCACCGGATACAACTCTAATGGATGGAATGTCTTCGATGGGTGTTTATCCTTGATATCGGTAAAATTGCCTTCCCAATTAAAGATAATATATGGGTATATGTTTTATGATTGCCGGGAACTGGCTAATATAGATTTGCGCAAAGTAGAGGAAATTCAGCGGCAGGCTTTTTATAATACAGGATTAATAGATGTTGATTTGGAAAATGTTGTTACAATCGCCGGAGACGCGTTTAGTAAATGTACCCGGTTATCCCGGATGAAAATTGGAGATAAAAGTGGAATTCCCAGCGGATTTGCAATGGACTGTACATCCCTGGTTGAATTGGATTTGGGAGTAGGTGTAAACGCGATAACTTATGCATTTCAACATAGTCCATTGAGGATAGTAACAATCAGGGCCGTTACGCCACCTGAAGTGACAAGATCATTTCAGGTGATTGATCAGTCGTGTCGGTTTTATGTACCTGATCAATCTGTGGAAACTTACAAAGCCGCTTCCGGTTGGAGTTAGTATGCTGATAGGATTTATCCGTTATCTCAAAAAACAGAATAAATCAAGAAGAGCAGTTAAATAAAAAACCGCCTGCTCATCACGAGTCGGCGGTTACAAACACAAACAAAACAAACAACGAAGGGCACTACCCCTCCGCCTTATAAGCGATACAAAGGTAGTATTAATCACTTAAAAAGAAAAGTTATGAAAAAATTATTTTACGAAAGCTGGATAGCAAAGCATCTATTGCTTTCAGGTTACTCAACTATCACGCTTCTTGCGTGGGTATTCACAAAGTGGTCAAAAACTGAGGCCAGGCAGTCAACAATCAATCATGAATGCGTTCATGCCCGACAATGGATTGAACTGACGGTCGCCTCTGGTATCTTGATTTGGATCATTACGCTGATCTTCGGTTTATCGTCCTGGTGGTTGGCACTAGCGCCGGCTACCTTCTATGTATGGTATGTACTAGAGTGGTGTATCCGCAAGATGATTGCTAGCGTACTCGCTGATTGCCGGGAAGACTATGATGCCTACCGGCTGATCTCATTCGAACGGGAGGCTAGGTTAGCGGAGAAGGACAATAACTACTTAGAAAATTGCAGCTACTTCAGCGGTTGGTTGAGATATGTCTTTAAATAAAAAAAGAAAACCGCCTGCTCATCACGAGTTGGCGGTTGACAAAAAACAAACAATATTAAAAAGGGGGAATCCCTTATTGCTAATGCGTACAAAGGTAATAATAATATTTTAGATAGAGAAATATGGGATTAAATGAATGGCTGGCTCTGATCGGGGCTTTGGGAGGCTTCGAAGCAATCAAATGGATAGTTAACTTCTACGTGAATCGTCGAACGAATGCAAGGAAGGAAGATGCGACAGCGGACAGTATGGAGGATGAAAATGAACGCAAGCAAGTCGCATGGCTTGAAGATCGTATCGCTCAACGTGACGCCAAGATTGACGCTATTTATGTTGAACTCCGGCAGGAACAGTCCGCTCATCTGGAAGATATTCATAAAAAGCATGAACTGGAGCTTAGATTGAAAGAAGCCGAGATAAAGAAATGTGATGTACACGGATGCACTAACCGGCAGCCGCCAAGTGACTATTAATTATAAGGAGGAAAAGAAATGAAGTACTTTACAATTGCGGAACTCTGCAAATCTACGACTGCGGACCGCTTAGGAATCAACAACAGATGCAATCAGGAGCATGTCCTTAATCTGACTGCACTAGTGAATAATGTATTGGACCCATTGCGGAAATGGTATGGTAAACCAATTACGGTAAACTCTGGCTTCCGCTGCCCGGCATTGAATAAAGCAGTGAAGGGTTCTAATACGTCTCAACACATGACCGGACAAGCTGCCGACATTGATACAGGTGATCGGCAACAGAATAAGTTATTGTTTGACTACATTCAGAAAAACTTGCCGTTTGATCAGCTTATCGATGAATCCAACTTTGCCTGGGTACATGTATCATTCCGGGCAGATGGTATGAATAGAAATCAAGTATTGAAGCTATGAGACGCCTAGTATACTTCCTGATCATATTGCTGACATCAGCAATATGGTTTTCATCCTGTCGGAGTATCCGGCATATTCCGATTGAAACAGTAAAGCATGATAGTATCTACATTAGCAAGATACTACATGACAGCATCTATCAGAGAGACAGCATTTATGTTGATCGTAAGGGTGATACAGTACTTATTTACAAAGATCGGTATGTATACAAGTATAAGAATCTTGTTGATACATTCTATATACACAAAGTGGATAGTGTACAAGTGCCTTATCCGGTTGAGAAAAGTTTATCACGATGGCAAACTATTAAAATGGAGCTTGGCGGATGGGGATTCGGAATAATTATAGTTATTGGTATATGTCTACTATTAAAATTCATCAAATATCGAACACATTCATAATTGAGTGCCGGCACTAATTACCGGCACTCAATTTGTTTAGATCATTCCTTTCTCTTTGGCTAATTTTAAGATAGCCTCACAAATAAACGAAGTCTTATCGTCTACCTTTTCAAGAATTGAACAGACATCCTCCGGAGCCTTAAAGCCGTAGCGTTTCGCAGTTGTTTTCTTTCGTCCTGCTCCAGCTCTTGTGCCCCCATGTTTTCCCTTTGTTATTTCATCCATAATTGTTATATTTGCAAATCCTAATCGGTTGGGGAGGTTTCCCTCCCCTTGGATTTTAGAGTAGAATTTCGAAGTTTACTCTTACTTTCCAGATTCTAAATGAAATTGCGAGTCTCATAATGAATACCGATTAGGTTTCTCTTCTTGCTTTCTCGGTGAAGAAGATTAACCGCTGTAATCATCTCTTTGATTACGTTACAAAGATAAGCATTATTTTGATAACGTACAAACGAAATCAAGAAAAAGTTTAAGAAAATATCATTTTTAACATTTAGATAATATGTAAATTATTATCTATTTTATATTCATTACAATCAAAAGCAGCACACATAAGAATAAAGCGATCTTTTACTCCTAGTTTAGTATATCGGTTTACTGCGTCACTATTCTTTGAATGTAATCCGGCTGCATACTTATCAACTTGTACTTTGTTCATTAAGTCTACATGCGTTTTACGAGCTAGTTTGCTACTTGCTACTTCATATAGGGGCTTATATTCATTTTTGCTTTTCGCTTCATCAAATACAGCAACAAGTCTATCTATTTTGCAGTATTCTAACAAAACTTTTATCTTATCATTGTATCCTCGTTCTCCTGATACATAGCGTAATATAGGGAAATTGAAATTGTATTTCTTTATAATTTCTAAAGCAAAACGCATTAAAGGAGTTTTGATTTCAATTCTTGTATCATTTTCTTTTAGAGTTTTGTGTGGTAAGTAATGAATGAAAGGAATATCTTCTTCTATTGCGATATTATCAAAGGATAGCGTTTGGAAGTCTCCAATTCGACAACCTAAACTACATTGAAGTAAGAAAGCGTCTTTAGTCTCTTGTAGGGAGCTGGGGACATCTGTATTTTGTAGTTTAATGAACTCGGCTTTAGTTAAAAATATAGGTTCATCGTATTGTTCCTTCATCATTACTGTTTTACGCTGTTTTCCAAGTTTACGGAATGGTGATACTGGTATTTCATCGTTACTTTCCAGTTCGTTGAAAAATGCCTGTAGCTTTTTTAATTTTGTTGCAACAGTATTTTGCCCTCTTGGTGAGGTTGGAATATTGCGATTATTCATGTCAACATAAAGCCCCCTATATTTATCTACCAATATATATTCATTAAACAGAAAATCACGGAATAGTATAAGTTTCTCATTATTGAAATAGGTTGGAGTGATATCACTTAAGTTGTTGATAATGAGAAAACGGTTTAATTCCCGTAATAATACATCATAATGTTTCTTTCTGCCTTCGCCAAATATTCCATCCTTATAACATTGCTCTATGTATAAGTTGAGTCGGTTATGGAGGCTTTCACTTGATTCCTTGTTAATATACTTCTCCGGATTAATATATTCATCTATATATTGATTTAGTTGTTCACTGGTTTCTATCTTGTGATCGGTGTACAAACGTAGGATTAGGTTTTTGCGTTCCGTTATGTCTCTATAAAACTCTTCTCTAGTTTTGCAATGGATTGGTATAAGTACTTTGGATTTGTATTGTTCCTTTTTCTCATCCCAAATTGAAGGTTGTACTAAAATCTCGGAAGTGTGAAATAATTGTATATTCCTACCATCGGATAAACGAAATCGTATATTAACAAAGTTATCCTTTTTGCTTGATCGAATAAATGCTTTTACTGTTGCCATATAGCTATCATTTTACGGTTGTGCAAATATACTGTTTTTGCACAACGAAAATGCTTAATTGCACAACTAAAATGCAACATAATACAACTTGCTGTTTTGTATATATTTGATAATTAATGTATTTGTATGAGATTGTATAGTGTGTATTTTTAAATATTAGACCGCACCGGGGTCACATAAAAATCCCTTGATAATCAGTGGTTATCAAGGGATTTTTGTTCTTATATAACTTTTTTCTTAGCTTCTCGATACCTGTAATCCTTTATCGGAAAGCGTCATTTCAACAAAGCGTGCACGCGGATTAGGAGCCT